AAGGACGTCTTCAGCGGCATGACGAAGTACGTCATGGGCATCTGGAACGCCTTCGCCGGTCTGTTCACGGGCGACTGGGACCGGATGTGGAACGGCATCAAGGATGTCTGGACCGGCATCTGGGAGATGATCAAGGGCGCGTTCGTCCTGGTCCTCTCGTTCCTCGGCGGCAGCGTCTTCAAGGGTGCGCTCAAGGGGATCAAGAGCCTCTGGGATGACACCTGGAACGCGATCAAGGCCCTGGCCGAGATGCTGTGGAACAGCCTCAAGACGCGCTGGAAGACGTTCCTCGACGACCTCAAGGCCGCGCCAGGTGCCGCGCTCAAGGCGATCCAGAACCTGTTCAAGGGGTGCTGGGACGACCTGCGTGCGGGTGCCGAGCTGGCCTGGAACCTGCTCAAGGGCATCTTCAAGAAGGGCGTCGACAACGCTCGGGAGACCATCGAGCTGCTGCCCAGGGCGATCCGCCAGATCTTCGACAACGCGAAGAACATCCTGGTCAACGCCGGTAAGGCGATCATCGAGGGTCTGCTGAACGGCCTCAAGGCTGCGGCCGGCAAGGTCACCGGCTTCCTCAAGGGCCTGACCGACAAGCTCCCCGACTGGAAGGGCCCGGCCGACAAGGACCGTGTCCTGCTGTACGACGCCGGTCGGCTGATCCTGGACGGCCTCCTCAAGGGCATGGAGTCCCGCTACGACGCGGTGCGCAAGTCGCTCCACGGCCTGACCAAGGACGTAGCCGGCACCGAGTTCGCCATCCCCAGCACGAACTGGGGTGCGTCCAGCCGACTGGCTGCGGCGCTCGAAGGCACCTCGACCGAGGGCGTCGTCCAGAAGGTTCTCAACTACTACGCCGCTGCGGGCAACTCCCTCGACTCCGAGGAAGACCTGTTCGCTGCGGCCGGACGCGCAAGGATGGTGGGCTGGTCGTGAGACTGCAACTGGAGTCCGCTACGGACGTGTTCAACCTGGACGACGTCCTGATGAAGGACGAGGGGGTCCAGGCCACGACTGGTGTCGCTGGCCTGGGCCTGCCCCAGATCTCCACCCAGTGGATCGAGGGTGCCGGCGACGGTGCCCTCTTCCGGGGCCAGCGTGTGCTGCCCCGGGACATCGACCTCCCGCTCTACATCGCTGCCCCCGACCGCGAAGGTCTCAAGAAGCTGGTGTCCCGGCTGGCGCTCATGCTGGCCGGGCCCTGCGTCCTGCGCCTGGTCGAGGACGACGGGTCGAGCTGGTCCACCGAGGTGCGCCGGGTCGGTGGCGGCAACTACGTCTACGGCGCGGACACCAACGGCGAGCGGGACCTGACGACGATCCTGACCCTCCGGGCGGGCGACCCGTTCTGGACCTACTCGCAGCCCAGCCGCAAGGTCATCGAGAACAGCGGCTCCGGCCGTGGCCTGCTCAACAGCCTGGCGCAGATGCAGGTGTCCAGCTCGCAGGCCATCGGCTCGATCACCCTGGAGAACCTGGGCGACGCGCCGGCCTGGCCGCTGTGGGAGGTGACCGGCCCCGGCTCGAACTTCCGCGCAACCTCGGCGGACGGGCAGGAGTTCCGGTGGAACGGCACCCTCGGCACCGACGAGAAGCTGATCATCGACACCCGCACCGGCACGGTGAAGGACGGCACCGGGGCCAACCGGTACGCCCAGATGGGCCCGGCCCCCCGGCTGTGGTCCATCCCTCCGGGCACGACGACTGCGGTCGCCATGCTGGAGAACACCTCGGCCGGCACCCTGACCCCGGGCGACATCATCTGGCGCAACCTCGTGACCAACCCGCGAGGCGAGACGCTGGACGGCACCACGGTGCTGCGCACCAACCTGATGACCAACCCTCGCCCGCGCAACTACGCCAGCTCGGCCAGTGCGCCGGCTGGCTGGCAGGACACCTGGGCCGGCGGCGGTGCAGCCACCTTCTCCTCGGGCGCTGACGGCGTCCTCAAGAAGACCTGGAGCACTGCGGCCACCAGCGACCACAACGTGTTCGCCGGCCCTCGCGTCACCTCGCCGCCGGTCGGTGTGAAGTTGAGTGCACGGATGAAGATCCGCATCTCGACCTCCTCGAACGGGATGCCCACCTCGGGCATGGCGCTGCGGTTCGACTTCCGCGACGCCGGCAACGTGAGCCTCGGCACGCAGGTCGGGAACTACGTCACCTGGGGTGCCCTCGGCGAGTGGATCACCCTGGAATGCATCGGGGCCACGGCTCCGGCCAACACGGCGCACGTCCGCATCAACCCCCTGCCCAACGATGGAGCCTGGAAGCCGCAGGCCGGCACGGTCATCGAGATGTCCGAGCCCCTGGTCGAGATCGGCACCCAGCTCGGGACCTTCTTCGATGGCGACTTCACCGGCACCTACACCTACGCCTGGGCGGGGACGGCAGGCAACTCCGTATCCCGGCAGAGCCAGGTCAAGGCGAAGGGGCAGCGAGTCAGCATCTCCACGGAGCACGCCGAGTACTTCCCCTACTGGGTGGAAGGCAGCGCGGGCAGCCGCTACCAGAGGTGGCGAGCTGTCGCCGGCACCCCGAGCACCAGCTTCCGGGTGGCCCGGTCCGATGCGCTCGACCGGACGCAGATCGTCGCGGGGCAGACCTACACCCTGGTCGCCCGGATGCGGCTGTCGGGGTGGAGCGAGTCGACGGTCCGGCTGAGGCTGTCTGATGGCGGCGCGAACCAGGTGTTCGCCCTGGTGGACGTTGCCGGGGTCGGCTCCTCGTGGAGGGACGTCAGGCACGTCTTCACGGCGCAGATCGACGGCACCGTGGATCCGGCGATCGGGCTGTACTGCACGATCCCGCTGACCCCGCCGGACGACCAGCACGGGTACTTCGACCTGGCCCACTGGGCGGTCATCCCGGGCGACTACGCCGGCCAGTACTTCGACGGCGACACCGCCGACTCCCTCCAGCAGGGCCTGTTCTCCTGGGCCGGCGCTGCGCACGACTCCGTGTCCAACAACAGCTACGCCAAGGTGGTCGGCCGATCGTCGATCGCCTGCTCCTGGCGGCCCCGGAAGTGGATGGTGATCTGACGTGCAGCTAGCGGACATCACCGTCGAGGTACGGGACAAGAGCCTCACTCGCCTCGGCCAGATCCGTCACGAGGAGCTGGACCTGGAGCTGTCCGACCTGCACAACAACGTCGGATCCTGGAAGCTGCGGCTGGCTGTGGAGCATCCCCTCGCGGGTGCTCTGCGCCAGCCCGGCTCGGGCATCGTCGTAACCGGTCGCGACGACAAGGAGGTCTTCTCCGGGCCAACGGTCAAGCAGGAGAACGCGGCCACAGCGGACGACCCCGCCGGCACCATCACCTTCGAGGGTGTCACCGACACCATCTTGCTGGCCGACTTCGTGGCCCTGCCGGACCCCACCAACCCGGACCTCGACTCGCAGACCAAGGCGCACGACATCCGCACCGGCCCGGCCGAGACGCTGATGCACGCCTTCGTCGCGGCGAACATCGGCCCGGGTGCGCCGGCTGCCCGCCGGTCGGCTGGCCTGCTGGTTAGCAAGCTGGTCATGGGCGCGAACCTGGGGCGCGGTGTGGCGCTGACCAAGAGCGCCCGCTTCCCCGTGCTGGGCAACCTGTGCGCCGACCTGGCGGGGCCGGACAACCTCGGCTTCCGCATCATCCAGCGCGGCAGCCAGCTCGCCTTCGAGACCTACCAGGTTGTCGACCGCTCCACCGAGATCCGGCTGGACGTCTACAACAACACCCTCGCGGGGCACCGCGTGGCGATCACTCCCCCGGGCGCGACCCGGGTGCTGGTTGCCGGCCAGGGTGACCTGACCGAGCGGCAGTTCTTCGAGATGGAGACCGCCGAGTCGGTCGCCGCCGAGCAGGACTGGGGCCGGCGCATCGAGCGGTTCGTCGACCAGCGCCAGACCGACAAGGAGGAGGAGCTACAGCGGGCCGGCAAGGAAGTCCTCGACGAGGAGGGCTTCGCCACCCTGGCTGTCCAGGCGGTCCCGATGGAGGACGCCGCGATGGAGTTCGGCGTCGACTGGTACCTGGGTGACCGGGTCGGCGTCGTCGTCGAGCACCAGGAGCTGGCCTCCACGGTGACCGGCTACGTGCTCAAGGCCAACAAGGACGGCTTCCGGCTGGGTGCCCTGATCGGCGACCCGGTCGGCTTCGACCCCAGCGCGGCGCTGAGCAAGCGGGTCGGTTCCGCCGAGAACCGCATCTCCGCGCTGGAGCGCACGGCCGAGAACAACCCGGCCGGCGTGAAGTACCTCGACGTGGCCGACTTCAGCCAGGACACCCTGCCCGAGCAGTACCCGCAGGGCGAGTCCCTGATCTACATCACCGACGCATGGAACCAGGGGTGGACCGCGTTCGGCTTCGCCTCCGGCGCGGTGCGTTCCGTCCACATCGACGGGCAGGGGCGGGTCTCCCAGCAGTTCCAGACCCAGTCGGGCGTCTTCACCGAGCCGAAGCTCTACGTGCGCTCCGGCGTGAAGGACTACGGCTGGACCGACTGGCGACTGCTGGCGACCGAGAAGAAGGTCGCGGACGAGATCGCCCTGGTCAACGCCCGGTTCAAGCGGGAAGACCTCTCCCGCACGGGCGCGCTGACTGCCGGCACCTGGTACCGGATCGCGACCGTCACGGGCGTGCAGGGCGAGACTCCGGGCGCGAAGGCCACGGGCCTGTTCATCATCCGCACCGACGCCAGCGGCCAGCACGCCTACATCCGCCTGCGGGTCGGCTACGCCTTCAACGACCGCGAGGGCACGACCATGCACCTGGAGGAGTACACCGGGTACGCCGGTAGCACATGGAAGCAGCCGTTCAGTCAGGCCCGGCTCGTGCCGATCGGCGGGGTCAACGGCACCTATGACGGTGCCCACCTCGAAGTCCTCAGCACCGGCACCCCGGCCGACTTCAAGGTGGACATGACGGTCGAGCACGACGACTGGGCCGGCGGCAAGCGGTGGACCCCCGTCAACTTCACGGCGCAGGGGACGGCCGAGAACGACTGGCGGACGGTCGGCCTCTTCTGGACCGGTCGATGGACTCCGGTCACTCTGCGGACCGGCTGGACCAACTACGGCACCGGCTACCCGTTCGCCGAGTTCATGATGCTGCCTGGCTCCCTGGTCAAGGTGCGCGGCATGGTCGCGAGCGCCAGCAGTGTGGGCGGCGACATCGGCTACATCCCCGAGGGGGCCCGGTCCAGGTACCGCCTGCTGTTCCCCGCGCTGGGTGGCGGCAACTCGCTTGCGCGAGTCGACGTGACCAACACCGGGGCGCTGAACTACCAGACCGGCACCCAGTCCTTCATCACGCTCGAAACCATCACCTACGTCGCCGAGTGGTGACCCACCCCCTCTTCATCGGAGCCCCCTGAGCCACGCGCTTGGGGGGCTTCTTCCATGCCAAGGAGTCGCCAGTGGCCATCACCGCCTACCCCTTCGACAACCAGGACACGACGGAGATCCAGTACTCCGACCTGTTCCGCGAGCTTCAGGACTCGGGGATCGCTGACTCGATCAGCTCGTCCTCGTTCCGCGTGTCCGGCGACACGGGCGGGATGAACGCCTTCGTCCAGCCGGGCTTCGCCATCCTGCGCGGCCACGCCGTCTCGTCCACCGCCATCGAGTCCGTGCCGATCCAGCCGGCCGGCTCGGCGCAGCGCATCGACCGGGTGGTCCTGCGCCTGGACCCCGTCGCCAACTCGATCGCCCTGGCCGTCCTCCAGGGCATGCCCAACTCCACCGCGCCCAGCCTCACGCAGACCGACACCGGCATCTACGAGATCTCGCTGGGCCAGGTCACCGTGGGCGCGAACGTCAGCTCGATCGCCGCCGACAAGGTCAAGGACGACCGCCCGTTCGTCGGTTCCCGCGTCGGTGTCTGGAGTGCCGACACCCGGCCGTCCTCGCCTCGCCGCAGCCGGCTCGGTCTCAACGTCACGACCGGCAAGTGGGAGTTCTACACCGGCACCGGCTGGACCGACCTGATCCCCAGCACGGTCGACAACTCGACCCGCTGGAACGGCTACTCGCTGACCGTCTCGACCACCACGCCGTCCGGTACGCCGACCACGGACCGCATCTGGATCCAGCCGGTCGGCTGAGGAGGCGCACATGGCAGTCACCTGGGGCACCACTGAGGCTCACCTCCAGGTCGGCATCGACTGCTGGACCTCCACCCCGAGTGCGTCCAGCACCACGGTGAAGGTCTCGCTGCGGGTGTACGTCCGCATGCCCGACAACTGGGAGTTCGACGACAACCAGGACTACAAGGTCACCGGGACGGGCGGCGGGTCCGGCTCCTTCCACAACAACCTGACCAGCGCCGGCCAGACGAAGCTGATCTACTCGCGCGACTTCAACGCGAGCATCGACTACGACGGCGGCCCCACCTACTCGTGGACCGCCTCGATCAGCGACATGTACAACGGCGGCACGCCGAGCCACAGCCGGTCGCTCACGCTGCCGGCCAGGCCGCCGTCCGCACCCAGTGCACCGGGCACCCCCACCGCCGGCTCCGTCACCTCCACCGGGGCGACGCTGACCTGGTCGACGCCGGCCAGCAACGGGGCATCCCTGGACCGCAACGCCGGCCAGGTCGCTCGGGACTCGGCGTTCACGCAGATCGTGACGAGCTGGGATGTGGCGGGCTGGGCGACCAGCCGGATCATCACCGGGCTGCCGAAGGGCACCCCGCTCTACGCCCGGGTGCGTGCGCGCAACTCGGTCGGCTGGAGTTCCTACTCCGGGGCCCGAGCCTTCACCACTGGCGTCACCACGCCGAGCGCGCCGGGCACGCCGGCCATCAGCAACATCTCGGCCACCACCGCATCGGTGGCCTGGTCTGCCCCGTCCGACCCGGGCGGCGCGGCCATCACGTCCTACGAGATCGAGCGGTCCACCAGTGCGTCCTTCGAGGACACGACCACGGTGACCGACACGACCTCGCCGACCTCTCTGTCTGGCCTTCTCCCGGGCACCACCTACCACGTCAGGGTTCGCGCGGTCTCCTCGGCTGGCGCGGGCACCTGGTCCTCGACCACCACCTTCCAGACGCTCTCAGGCGTGAAGGTCGGCAACGGCACTCAGTGGCGCGAAGCCATCGTGTGGGTCGGGGACGGCTCGAAGTGGGTGATGACCCAGGTCAAGGTGGGCAACGGATCCACCTGGAGATAACGACTGTGAGCACCATCCTGGCCCTTGAGCCACAGGTGCAGTCGGCACTGGTTACGGGCGGGGTCACCTTGACGGTGGCCCTGCTCGGCCTCTTCGCCGAGCTGCTGCGCCGGCAGAACAAGAAGCTGAACAAGGTCGGTGATCACGCCGAGGCGGCCCGCGACCAGGTGCAGAACAGCCACAAGACCAACCTGCGCGACGACCTGGACAAGGTCATCGAGGGGCTGGCCGATGTGAAGGCGCTGCTCCGCTCGCAGGGCAAGGACATCTCTGGCATGCGCGAGGAGATCCGCCACGAGCGGGTCGAGCGCGTGTACGTCGAGAAGCGCCTGGACGACCACCTGCGGCTGCACCAGTGAGCCGACCCGGCTGGGACACCTACTACCTGGGCATCGCCATCGCAGTCTCAGCCCGAGCTGACTGCACCCGCCGGCAGGTGGGAGCCATCGTCGTGCAGGGCGACCGGATCGTGAGCACCGGCTACAACGGCGCACCGTCCGGTCAGCCCGGCTGCCTGACTGCGGGTGCCTGCCCGCGCGGCCGGTTGAGCTACGACCAGCTCCCCGCCGACGCCTCGTACTCGAACTGCATCGCGGTGCACGCCGAGGCCAACGCCCTGCTGAGGGCGAGCTGGGCGGACCTGCGCGGTGCCTCCCTGTACATCACCGACTCCCCGTGCCACGAGTGCTCACGGCTGATCTCAGCCGCCGGCATCGCGCGGGTCATCACCCCCGAGACCCTGGAGGTCAGAGAGTGAGCAACCCCAGCCCGTACATCCACGACAGCATGTGGTGGCTCTGGCTTGAGATCGACAAGCTGGACGACGACATCGCCCTGGGCGGCATCTACGCCAACAAGAAGGGCTACCACAACACCCGCGCCGCGAACGACAAGCACTGGCCGGGCAACTACTCGGTGACCCACGCCGATGACCGGAAGGGTCCGAGCAACCTCGCTGCCGCGATCGACCTGACCTTCCGTTCGGCGCAGCGCGGGGACTACCGGAACATCGAGAAGTACTCCGACCGGCTGTACGCGGCTGGCCGGGCCAACGACCCCCGGCTGCACGGCTGGCGCGAGTTCTTCGGCCAGTGTGATGCTGACAGCCACGTCGAGGGCTGGGACTTCCGCAAGGACCAGGACAGCACCTCCGACAGCTCGCACCTCTGGCACATCCACGCCTCGGAGATCCGGGCGTACGCCGAGTCGCTGGTCAACAAGCAGGCGTTCCTGTCCGTCCTCAAGGGCGAGACGCTGGAGGAGTACCTGGCGGCCGGCGGCAAGCTGCTGACCGATGGCCCCATCCACACGCCTACCCCGAAGCCCAAGCCCACCCCGAAGCCGACCTTCGAGAAGCTGTCGGTGGATGGCGAGCTGGGGCCGAAGACGATCAGGCGCTGGCAGCAGGTCATGGGCACCTTCGCTGACGGCAAGATCTCCAACCCGTCCGCGCTGGTCAAGGCGGTGCAGCGGGTGCTCAAGGCGAAGATCGACCGCAGCCTGGTGGTCGATGGTCGCGGCATCGCGCAGGACGGTCGCCGGTACCACACCGTGCGCGCCCTCCAGCGGTACCTGCGGACCGAGGCGGACGGCATCATGTCGAAGCCGAAGTCCGAAGTGGTCAAGGCGCTCCAGCGCCGTCTCAACGAGAACCGCTTCTGAGCGGTCGGAAGGAGTCCCGAGTGACTGAGTACGTGGGTACGCGGCGTGCCGACGAGGATGGCGAGCCGGTCGACCCGGACCTGGCGAAGCGGGATGCCCGGCGTCGGCGCATCCGCACCCGGTTCCAGGCGTTCGTCTCGGCCTGCACCGTCCTGGTCGTCATCGTGCCGCTGATCCTGGAGCAGCTCGACGGCAAGGTCCCGGCGCACGTCTACGCCTACCTGGCCGGCGCTGCGGTCGCTATCACCCAGGGAGCGGCGATCGTGACCCGGGTGATGAACACCCCGGCCGTCAGCAACTTCATCGACAAGTACATCCCCTGGCTCTCGGCTGACCCCGAGGTGTGATCCTGAAACCAGAAGCGCCCCACCTGCAACGATCTGCGGGTGGGGCGCTATCTGTGTCTCAGGACTGCTTCGACTTCTCGATGTCCTCGATCGTGGTGACCGGGACGCGGCCGGGCCGGCGGACGATCGGCTTAGCCTTGATCTTCTTGAGCAGATCCTCGATCGGCTTGGCGTCATCTTCACACAGGTCAACGGTGACGGCCTCGCCGTTCTTGATCGTGTAAGGCTTGGCGTCCTTGGAGCGGTCGCCGCAGATGTCGCAGATCGTCAGGTTCATCCTCGCCAAGGCGGTTCCTCCTGTGTTGTTGTGTTCGTGTCGCGCTGTGTTCGGTACGACTTTAGCACGGTGTACGTGTGAGTTGACAACCACTGTCCAACTAGGGCACAGTTGCACTTGTCCGAGAGTGGTCATGAACCACACAACACGAAACAGGGAGCTGGCATGCCCGCGTCGAAGATCGTCAACGAGCAGGAAGTGCTCCAGTGGTTCGAGGAGGGTCGCAGCTACCAGTGGATGGTCGAGAAGTACAAGGAGAAGTACGGCATCGACACCGTGCCCTCGCTCTGGGGCAACTTCCGGCGGCGTCGCGGCCTGGACCGGCGCACCCTGCGCGACGACGAGCTGCTCCCCTGGGGCATGAGCGACGCGCACCGCTGGCTGTTCCCGGCGCAGATGCTGCGGGCTGAGGCTCGACGCCGCGCCGGCAAGAAGCTCCGGGCGGACGAGGAGAAGCGGGTCGACAACTTCATCGACCGGCTCAAGCGGGACAAGCTGGTCGTGCACTACGACATCGACACGAAGGAGGGCTTCTTCTACGTGCCGGCGCGGGAGGGCATCGACACGGACCTGATCCGCAAGCCGGCCGCGAAGACCACGAGTCGACCGAACGCCGACAAGACGGACGAGAAGAAGCTGCGCTGAGCGAGCCCCCGGAACCCCCGGGGGTTCCTCTGTTTTTGCAGGTGAACGGCGGGTAACGTCTTCCCGCATGCGAGTGATCATCTACGTGCCTCCATCGCCTGGGTCGGCCCGCACCCGCCGCGCGGTGGAACGCGAGGTTCGTAAGCGCGGGCATGAGGTCGTCGGCGTCACGGACAGCCGGGCCGAGGCGCAGCTCGCGCTGTCCGCATCCGTCGCCGATCAGGTCGCCGGCAGGCCGGAGCATCTGCTGGACCTGGCCCCCTGCCTGATGGGCATCCCGCGCGCCGCGACGAGCAAGGCGGCTCTGCTGCTCTTGCCCATCACCTGGCTGGTTGACCAGGTGCGCGACCGGCCGATCCAGGGCACCGTGATCGCCGCGACGCTGGCGGGTGCCGCCTCCGTGTCGATGACGCTGACGCCGACGATCGTGCCGACGCCGCCCGAGGTGCTCCCGCCATCCCAGCCGGTGGAGGTGCCGGCCGAGCCGGTCCGCCCGCAGCCGAGCACCACTGCCCCCTTGCCGGAGGTCGTGCCGTCCATCACCTCCACCTCGGTGCCGATCGTCGCCACCCCGACCCCGGCTGCCACCACTCCTGCGCCGCTCGCTCCCACCCAGCTCCCGGTCGTGGTCGCGCCCTCGCCGGCCCCGCCCCCGCCTGCTGTTCAGCCATCTGCCCCGACGGCTCCTGAGCCTGCCCGGTCAGCGATGCGCGATGCGCTGCCCTCGCCCGAGCCCTCTCCGAGCTGCTTGATCCGCGCCCGGGTTGACCCTGCATCCGTCCGTGCCTGCGTTCATCCACCGTCCGGTTTGGACTGAGACGGAAACCTGCCTTCGTGGCCCGTGGGCAACATCGGCAACATCCTTCACTGTTAACCCAGCAGAAACTTTCCCGGGGTCAAGCACTTGACGGATCACAGGATCACACCGTACTGTTGTGTCATGACAGCGACACCGTACGGGGGAGCTAGACCTCGGGTCACAGTTGCACACTTGGTCGGGTTGGTGTAAGGTTGCAGCAGAACACAGCAACACACCGCCCTTCCACTGGGGGAAGGAGCACGCAGTGAGCGCAGACATCAAGACCCGGACGACCATGACCATCGGCGAGCACGTCGAGGTGGTGATCGACCCGGAGGAGTGGGACTGGCACATCGACTGCCGGCCCGGCTTCACGGAGATCGAGACGGCGACTGCGGTCGGCGTGGTGGTCGCCCTGGGCATGGAGATCTACGAGGCAGAGGAGTGTGAGTCCACCGTGCTGGAAGACGGAACCATCCGCTACTGGATGAGCCCCAAGGAGGCTGTGCCCGAGTGACGTTCATCAAGCCGAGCACGGTCGGGGCTGTTGACCAGGTGACTGATGAACAGCCCCGAGACCGTTGGAAGCGCCCGCTCATCCATGTGCCGGGCAAGGACAAGCTGGTCGCCTACACGCGGTGCACGACCTTCATCGACGTGATCGAGGACAAGACGAACCTCCAGAAGTGGGGGAAGCGGATGGTCCTGGTCGGCGCGACGAAGGCACCGGACATCGTGCGGCAGGCGGCCCCGCTGGACCCCAGCGACAAGGACGACAAGGCCACGCTCAACGTGCTGGCCGAGAAGCTCGTCACCATCGCCGGGGCCCACGAGAAGCGGGAGCAGGGAACCCACCTCCACGGCCTCTCGGAGTACGTGGACCGGGACGAGCCGCTGCCCGAGTGCTCGGAGCAGGACCGCAGGGACATGGCCGCCTACATGCTGGCGACGATGAACCTCGGCGAGGTCGTCGCGGCCGAGCGCCTGGTGGTGGTCGACGAGATCAAGGTCGCCGGCACGCCGGACCGGGTGCGCCACTACGACGGGCCCGGTCCCGGTGCGTTCATGACGGCCAAGGAGAAGGCGGCCGGCGGGGGCGCGGCGTACTACCCCGACTGGATCACGGGCAACCTGATCACCGACCTCAAGACCGGGTCGGTCGAGTACGGCGCGCTCAAGATGGCCATGCAGCTCGCCACGTACTCCCGTGGAGTGTTCTACGACTGGCGCACCCAGGAGCGCACGCCGCTCCCTGACGTACGCCAGGACTGGGGCCTGATCATGCACCTGCCCTCGGGCAGCGGGGTCTGCGAGGTCTACTGGATCGACCTCACCCTCGGGTGGGAGGCGGTGCAGGTGGCCAAGGCCGTGCGGGAGCTGCGCAGCAAGCGGAAGGTCATGGTTCTGCTCAGCGGAGATGTGAACTTGACACCAGCCGCCTGAACCGGTAGTGTGTACTTGTGAGCGAGACAGAGAGGGGTTGGTACAGCAGTGAGTATCGCGAGTGACCCGAAGGGTCGCGGCATCCAGGTCACCATCAAGTACGGCAAGGGCTACGAGGAGACCTGGGTGTCCTTCGCCGGCCTGCCGGACGAGATCCGGGCCGACATCGTCCAGTACTTCGACCTGGACTGGGACAGCATCGAGGGCCTGAGCCTGTCGGCGGTGGTCGTCACGGCTACCAACCTGGCGCACGCCAAGGGGGCGCTGGCCAGCACCTTCGGTGCGACGGTCATCCCGAAGGGCGAGGAGTACAAGCCGGCGGCGGCGAGCAAGCCGCAGGGCGATGTCTGGGAGTCGGTCGGCCAGGCCGCCCAGGCGCAGCAGTCGTCCGCGCCGGCCGAGCCCGAGCGCAACCCGCTGTTCGCGGTCATCGAGGCCGAGAACACGGTCGACGGCCTCAAGCGGCTGTACGCGGAGAGCGCGGCTGCGTTCCAGGGGCCCGAGGGCCCGGAGCTGCTCGCGGCCTGGAAGGCGCGCGGCAAGGCCCTCAAGCAGGCGGCGTGAGGCGTCGGCAGTCGACGGCCGAGACCGTCGCGACGATCCTGATCATCCTGCTGTGCTGCGCTGGCGGCCTGGTCGTCAAGGCCAAGGCTCCGTGCTGGGTCTTCTCGCTGAACAACTCGGCCGAGGTTCCGGCGCGCTGCCTGGGCAGCTTCACCAAGTAGCACCATCACCCTGCCTCTCTCCTGCGGTGTGATCCTGACACTACTTAGGACAGAGGCACCTGTCAACCTGTGGCCCGACATGGCTTCAGCCTGCCCAACTATCGACGTGTGTTCCTGTGAGCAGGACAACCGAAACAAGGGAGTGCAACCAACAGTGTCTACCTTCACCTTCGCCAAGCCGTCCGAGTTCTCCGGCGGCACCTTCTTCAAGCCGGCCGAGCACATGAACGACCTGGCGATCATGGTCGAGCCGAAGTCGGTCCAGAAGAACGTCAGCTCGACCTACAACAACGTCACCCGGGTGCGTGACGAGGTCACCGCCGACGTGACGATCTTCCCGACCGAGGAGTCCCTCGACAAGGGCACCCCGACCGTGGTCAAGAACGCGGTCTTCACCCACGGCATGCTCACGTCGACCCTGGAGCGGGTCATGGGCGGCGTGATGGTCGGCGTCATCCGCAAGGTCCCGACCAAGGCTGGCAGCGGCTACGCCTTCCGGGACGTGGACGCCTCCACCGAGGGCAAGGTCGGCAACTACTACGTCAACCGCGAGAAGGCCATCAACGAGGCCCTCGCCGACGTGCCCGACTTCGACTGACGTGTGAACCTGTGAGCGGGGTGGGTGGCTCCATGACGGGGCCCCCACCCACCCCAACCGGAGAGGAGGTTGAACCAGAGTGCTGACAGCGGGTAGATCCCTTGCCCTGCACGCGGAGTCCGGCAGGGAGCTGCCCCGCGTCCCGGCGTTCCAGGCGCTCTACGAGCGCGGCACCCGGCCCCGCCACGGCGAGGTCATCATGGTGGCTGGCCGCTCGGGCACGCAGAAGTCCGGCTTCGCCCTGTACTGGGTGGCGCAGATGAACCTGCCCACCCTGTACTTCTCGGCTGACATGTCCGCCTTCACCGCCTCGTCCCGGCTGGCCAGCATGGCTACCGGCGACACCTCCGAGGTGGTCGAGAAGGGCATGGCGATGGGCGGGAAGTACCGCCAGAAGTACCTCGACGCCCTGGGGCAGAGCAACGTCCAGTTCTCCTTCGGCAGCCCCATCACCTGGCAGCAGGTGGATGAGGAGCTGGAGGCGTACGTCGAGCTGCATAACCGCTACCCCGACGTGATCGTCTTCGACAACCTCATGGACTTCGACGGCGCGGAGAGCGACTACACCGAGCAGATGTCGGTCATGTCGCTCGGCACCGAGCTGGCCCGCAACACCGGGGCCACGACGATCTTCATGCACCACGCCAGCGACAAGAGCTGGGAGGCCAAGTCCGACCCCTGGGCACCGCCGTCGCGGGACCAGGTGAAGGGCGGCCTGTCCGAGAAGCCCGAGCTGAGCCTGAGCGTCGCGCTCGACCCGAACACGATGGAGTACCGGGTCGCGACGATCAAGCAGCGCATGGGCCCCTGCGACCCGACCGCCCGCAAGTACGCGATCTTGTACTGCGAGCCCGAGCTGACCCGGTTCCACGCAACCCCGCCCGC